TGCGATTGCCTGCTGTCCTGCGGTCATGGAGTAGGCTACCGGGCGGAATCAACCGCCCGGTAGCTGCGATGAATCAGGATCAGGCCGACACGACGAGCTGTGCGCGGGTCTTGTCACCCACCGCAGAACCGTACATGAGCGCCACGCGATAGCGGCTGGCGCCGGCGTCGTGGTTGACGTACTGCGTCAGCATCACTGACAGCCCGGTGTCGGGATCACTGACCTGCGAAACCGCGCCGTAGTTGCTGCCGATCTGAGCGTCAACGTAGTCGTAAGGCAGGCGGGCCGCAACCACGAGCGCTTCCTTGGAACCAAGGACAGCAACGAGGTTGCTGGTCGTGGGCAGGTCGACGTAACCCACCGGCATGAAACCGGCGATCTTGGGCAATACGTATTCCGTGATGAGGTCAGGCCGTTGGAACGTCGCGAGGGTAGCGATCACCGGGTCAACCGCGAGCTGACCAAAGTAATCCTCATTCATTATCGCAAAGCCGTCCTTAATCATCACCTTCCGTTTACGGAGCGCGACGCGCTGTGCGATCACCGCCGAGCGCGTCCACGCACTCTGCGCGACCGTCGATTTCCCCCCGCCGATGTTGAAGTTGCCGACCGTCACAAGCGCGAGGATGAAGTCGACAACATCCTTGCCGAGCGCGTAGATCGAACCCTCGGCCTGCTCTCCGAACAGGTCGCGGTTGGTCGAAGCGAGTTCGTTCGCGTTGTAGTCGAACTGCACGTAGCGGTGCTGGTCGATAGTCACCGGAACGTCAGTGTCGGTGACGGCCGTAGCAGCATAACCGGTCGGAGGCGCAGCGTAGCTCTGCACCGCAGGAATCGAACGTATGCGGGTGATTACCGTCTGATTCAGCTTAGCAGCGGCGTTGCTGAAGTCGGCCGTAAACATACTGAGCGCCGGCAGGTCAGCCTTGAGCAGCGAAAGAGCCTGCTGCGCAATGAGCGAACCGGACAGCGTGCCGAGCGTGTTGGCCTGAATCTGAAGGCGGGTAGTAGCCTTCGCGACGATCTTGACAATGTCTGCACTGTGGACGCCGGCATGACTGAGCAGGTCAGCCAGGGCAGCGCGAATCGAAGCGCGCTCCCGATTCTTGAACAGGCGCGGCTTGATGTTACGCGCATAGATCAGCGCGCGATCAACGGCGAGTTCCGCGCGTTGCTGCGCGAAATGCTCATTCGCCGGAAACTGCGACGGGTCCTTGGAGGCGTAGGCAGCGAGAACATCGGTCATGTCCTCCTGCGTCACGACCACGCGCACGCCATCGGCACCGGCCTTGAAACCTGCCAGCACAGCAGCGGTCTCAGTCATCTTGCGCTCCATTTCCGCGATCTTGACGTCGGCGTCCTTCTTGGCCTGCACTGATGCAGTCTTTTCAGCATCGGCGGCGGTCTTCAGATCGGTAAGCTGAGCCTTCAGTTTAACGACCTCCTCGCTTGGCGCGAGGCCATCGATATGCTTGGCAAGGAGGTCCACAAGCTGGTCCTCGGTAGCGTTGGCCGGTGGAGTAACCTTCAGCGCGGCCAGAATCTTGAGCAGTGTCTCTTTCATGTTTTTGGATTCCGGGTTATCCTCCGGATGCGGATTTCTGTGAGAAGCATCGAGGCCATACCGGGCCGCGATTAAAGCTGGCATTGCGTCAAAGGCCGGTGCGTTGACCAAGCCCCCTAACGCATGTCCCTCAATCAAGCTCTCGATGCGACCGGTAGTCCGGTTCGCCTCAAAAGCAGGACTGAACGAAATAAATTCTTTGTCGCGCACTGACTTTTCGCCGCCCGGCGTCCAGTCGAGATGCGCCATGATTCCCTTGGCGGGGTCCCACGAGAACGCCTTAATATCCGCAGAAGCGGCGCCATCCTCGTGATTGAAGTCGATCCAGGTGCGCTTGCCCTTGGCCTTTAGGGTAGCAAGGTGGGAAGCTACAACACGCGCTGCCTGCTCATCACAAATGACCGTGCCGCTGTATCCCTTACCGTCGAGCGTGCAGGCTGTGATGGCGTGGACGCCAGCCGGCATCCAAATGATAGCCTCGGGCATCGGGTCGGAGGCAGCGAGCGAGGGCAATGCAGAGGGCACCGAAAAAGCAATGACACTCGCTGAATCGCGCGCCTGAATTTGAACGCGACCAACTCTGTACCCGACCAGACCAGCATGCACCTTCTTGAGCGCCGTGCGCTCAATTTTGCCTATAGTACCGTTGCGAACACCCTCTAGGCGCTCAATCTCCCGGCATGAAAGCTTGATGTCCTGGTCTCCCACGGCATTCAAAATAGCAGTTACGGTCTTGAGCTTGTCCCCTGTGGGCCGGCTCATTGAGTTTCTCCCTTTCCGCCTCCTTCCCCTGGCGCCGGGGTTGGTCCGACCGCGTCGGGCGCTTGTCCGGCAAGCCGCTCCATCGCGAAGCTGGCTATAAGTTGACGTGGAATCTTGTATTTAGCCGCGAGTTCATCGATGTAGGCTTCTTCTTGCGCACGCTGGTCAAGACGCTCGCGCCAGTCTTCACCGGTCTCGCCGTATTCGTCCTGATAGGTCGTGCGACCAGCCTTCAGTTCCTCCAGGCGGGCCGCAGAATCGTTGCCCACGTCGACCGTTGTGCGCCGCGGCGGGTGCCACCTGACCTTGTTCCAATCAGGATTTTTCGGAACCTCGCCGTGCGCGATGGCCCAACCTATCGCAAATTCCCAAACCTTCTGCGCGGCGCGGGCTTGATCGATAGTCTCCAACTCGAATCGCCGGTTGTCCGACTCCAGACAGGCGCGCAGGGTGGCGCCGCCCAACGATGCGACGCGGTAATCGACCAACGCCGGGTAGGAAATGCCAGAACCCTGAGCAAATTTAGCGTCGAGCCGATCCCAAAAACCGGTTGTCGCTGCAGACGGGCGCTTGCTCTCGAATTGCGTAATTTCATCCCCGACCTGCGGCACCAATACCTCACCGCCGAGCGCTTGTTTGTAATATGCCACCCGCGTTGCAGGGTCAGCATTCGGCAGCGCAGTAAGCGAAGCACCGATGGCGTTTCCGTCCGGCGTGACCGCGCCTGCCTGGGTTTTGATGATGCGCGAAATCGAAGCGGCGTCCTTGGCCGCGCGCATCTCATATTTTTGCAAGTCATCAAGGTCGTGGATGTCAAGGATGCCGGCATGAAACAGCGTCAGCCCGCGGTACTGTCCCGCGCGCCTGCGGTTCCACACTGGAATGATTTCACTAGCCGGATACGCTTGAACCTTGCTCCCATCGAAATCATCCGCGATCAGGTAGGCGCGCGGAATTTTGAACTGAAGGTCGATTATGACGCCGTCAACAACCTTGAATCCCGAGCGCTCAATCGCCCCAATATCGACGCCGCCAGTTCCGCAGCGATGCGCCTCGATGACATCCAGCGCCGGTCGACCAGCCGGAGAAAAACATTTCCGAAAGAAATTGTCGCCGTCGACGTTCTGCGCGCGATAGCTGATTGACTGAAGCTTGTAATAGCTCGAAAGCGTAGTGATGTCGGCGACCTCAATCCACTCGTTCCACCATTCGAGAGCGCGCTTTCCCCAATCGGTGTCTTTCGCCGCGGGCGCAGGCCGGATGCCACTGCCGATTACGTTGACATCCTTAACGTCAAGGACCTTGTCCATCACCGCGTTGTTTTTCTCAAAGTAGCGGGTCCGGCGCAGAATTTCCTGACGGGAAAGGGTGTTGATGTCTTCGCGCGCTGACTGAATGTAGCTCGGCAGGTAGCTGCGCGCCGTGTTCCAGTAAGCCGCTTCGTAGCGTGCCCTGATTCGCTCGCGGCGAAGCTGCATCCGCATCTCGATCCGGGTGCGCTGAGCCTGAATCACAGCCCCACCGCTCAAAAAGTTCGCGACGTTCTTTCGAAGGCTCATATGCGGATTTGCGGCCAACTGTGATCCATCGAAAATGACCGGATCACCGTCAGTTGACCCATCATCCAATTGTAGATCGCAACCCCTTTGGCGTCGGGAATGTTCGCGGATTCCGCGGCAAGCCCCCCACCGGGAGGGCTGACTGTCGTAGCGACCAATGCGCGGTCGTACAGGTCGAGCAGACGCGACCACATCGCGGCCACGTCCTGCAACTGCAGACCAGCCGCGCCAGCCGGGAACTGATATTTTGTAACAACCCCAACCGCCTGCGCTTCGATGACCTGCTTACCCGCCAGAACAGCCGGCGCCGTGGCAAGTGCCGCTGTATTCAGCGCAACAAGCAGCGTCGAGACACCATTCGCGTTCGCGTAAACGCTGCGCAGGACAAGGCGTGTAACTTCGACAGAAGCTGGCAAGGGCGTAACTCAGCGAACTTTTGATGGCGACAACAAGCGTACAGGTGTTCCGCGGCATTCCGTAGTGTTCCGCGCTCGCGGTTTTGGATGCTTTTCGAGCCATGCGAGCGCATCCGAGAGCCGAGCGCGACCGCCCGGCATCGGGAAGCCGGCAGCGCGCATCGCGTGAACATAGGTGCGTGCGCGCCCGAGTTCTGCAGCGAGTTCCTTGATCGAAAGCAGTCGTTCGTTCACGCATGTTTCCCTTCCGGCTTTTCGCCTTGGCTGTCCTTCTCCAGTTCCACGCCAGCCGGGAGCAGGCGTAGTTGCATCGCGCACAGCACTTGCTGCGCTGCACAGTCGAGCGCGTGGTTATTTCCAGACGGACAGACCCAAACCATTTCAGTTCTTCCCGTAAATTTGTTGATCTTCGGTCGCTTGAACTCCGCGGACATCTGCCGCGCGCATTCGCGATCCATCTCATCAGCGTCGGCAAGGTCCGGCTCAACCCACAGGCCGCGCGTGATGAGTCCCATGACGCGATCCTTCATTATCGGTGATGAAAAGCGGATCAGTCGCGCCCGGTTGCGTCCCTGTACGCTCGTGCCCTCGCCGGGATCACCGAAGGACAGCGGCGCCCACGGTTTCATTACGTGCTGCGGCGGCTGCGGTGGCGGCATTTGCTGGATATGCCAGAAGTAAGGTTCGTCGGTGCCCTTGCCCGCGATCCAACCGTAACGGATGCAGGATGCGTAAACACCGTGATCGCCTTTCGGCTGAAAGCCCGAATCAACGACCGTGCAGTCAGGCACGACGCCAAACTCAATGCGCTTCGCTTCAATCGCCGCCTCGCCGTACAGCTTACCATACCAGAGGCGCCGGCTCTCGCCAGTCTTTGACCATGAGCGCACCATTGCCCAGTAGGTGTCTTCAGTCTGCCGGTCGACAGTCAGGAATCTCACCGCCTCATCAGGCCATTTGCCATCGATCCTAACCCGCGCGAACGGAAGGTCGACATCATGCACCGTGCGCTCGCTGCGCATCTCAGCGCACCGCTTCTGCAGGAAATTCACCAGAGGCGCGAAGTTGCCGACGTGCTTCGCCTCCTGAGCAGCGAGCCATTCCTTGACCAGCTCAGCCCACGGATAATCAATCAACGCATGCCATCGAAATGAAACTTCGCTGGGCGGGTTCGCCGGATCGAACGGCGCACCGTTGGCGTCGAGATACTGACCGCCTGCATTCCAGGCTGCGCGGGTCTTTTCGGTGTTGGGGTGCGCATGACCGCAGAGCGGACAGACAAAGCGCACCGTAGCGGCTGAACCGTCCTTGTCATAACTGCCATCGGTGTGCTTCATCGTTTCAAAAACTGCGCCGGCAAACTTTCTATCCGGCAGATGGATTGACCATTCAGGGGCGATCAGCTTGCCGCAGCCCGCGCACGGCACATTCCACACGTACAGCACGCCAGCGCGTACCTCAAAGTCCCAATCGCTGTTTTCTTCTCCGCCCTGGCTTATCGCGAGGAACTTCGATGATGACATTTTGACGAAATCGCCAAGCCGAGACTTCGCCTGCCCGAGCACGCCGGGCTTGTACAGCCACGGCTCATCGCACACGACCCACTTGAAACCTCGCGACTGAAGGTTGCCAAGCGCAGGACCGGTTATCACGAGGGGCAGTCCGTTCGCGAACAAAATGTCGGCCTTGCGGGTCTTGTGGCGATCAGTCGACAGTAGCGACCGGATCGCGCGAACTGACATCAGAGTCGGCATCAGGCGCGTCTCTGCGTGAGCTTCCGCGATCTTGTCATCCTGCAACAAGTACAGCACTGAGGCGTGATCGTTCTCGATAGCCCACGGCACCGCAACGTCAGCGATCAGAGTGCCACCGCCGCGGACGGGCTTGAGCACTCGAACACCGCGAACCCGGTCAGAACGCAAAGCATCGAGCGGGCCGGAGAGCTGGCGGCTGGTCTCGATACTGAAGCTGCCAGAGCGTGTCAGGACAGGCGGCAGGGTTATGTTTTCTGCAGCCCAATCCTGAATAGAACGGCGGTCGAGCAAGTGGAACGCCGAGTCGAAAACGTCGTAAGGGGAGATCATGCGGAAAGCACCATTCCGGTCTGCGCCGTTCTACGCTTGATGAGTTGTTCGCAGTTCATCGTTTGAAAAGATCGGGTTGAATGTTTCGGAACCACAAGACCTCAGTGCGTTCGCGCGCTCCATCGGCAAACGGACCGGTCTTCTCTATGCACTCCCAGCCGGTGTAGATTTCATCGTAGAGCGCGCAATGGTAACCCGAAAGAACGACGGCATTTTTCGTGCGATTGAGTGCCCTAGAAAGTTCTCGGTGGTCTTCGTCAGACATCTCGCATCGGTAACCGCGTGCGTGATCAACCCGCGTGCGAGTTGAGTGAACATACGGCGGATCCACATAAAAAAGCGTTTCTGGCAAATCGTACTGGGCGATCACATCTAGCGCCGGCCGGTGCTCAATCACCACGCCCTGTAGGCGGTCAACGATTGCCTTGAACGCTTCGGAAAGGTTGGCCCAGTCATGCGCCGGCGTCGAGCCCGAACGCTGGCTGCGCCCACGGAATCCTGTTTTGTGTGTTGAGTGAACTCCATCGCCGCCGAACCCCATGAAGGATCGGACGATTGTCCGGCGCGAAGCCTCCAGTTCGTCGTCTGTTTCGCCGTAGGCTTTTTCAAATTCCTCGCGGGCAAAGGGCGTCAATTCCAAGGCTCGGACCAATTCGGCTCCGCGATTACGAGCCACCCGGAATACCTGAACGATCTCACCATCCAGGTCATTGTAGACCTCGGAAAATGATCTTGGCTTACGCAACAACACAGAGGCCGCCCCGCCGAACGGCTCCACATAGTTTTTGTGCGGCGGAAACTGGCTGATGATCCACGGGGCGAGCATCCACTTGCCTCCGTGATAGCGCATGATCGGCCGGGTGGGTGCATCGCCGCAGATGATCTGGCAGGTGGTCACTCACTTGGCCCTTTCATTCCTGAACGCCTCTTTCATCCCGTTCAGCGCAACAGCGATTTCATCCCAAATCTTGCGCACTACCTCCCGACAGGCTGCCACGTCACCAGCCGCAGCCGCGAACAACAGCGGGTGCTCTGCTTCGGACTTCATGCGGTAGGCGTCGACCCTGCCTGCCGCGATGTGCACCCGCTCTGCCATCCAGGCCCGCCCGATCAGAGCGCCGCGCGCCACCTCATTCTCACGGCGCTGGGCCACCCTGCGCTCCTTCAGCACGCCAATCTCCTGCTTGAGCTTGTCCGCCCTCAACCCACGCAACTCCGGGTCTCCGCGGGCTGTCTTTTCTGACCGCTTGGCTCGCCAGGATAGGTAGGCGGCGGCAGAACTGCGCGGAGCGCCCTTCTGCCAGTCCTTTTTGATGACTTCGGGTGTGATCTTGTGGCCGATTTCGGCCAATTCGTTGGATAGTTCGGTGCTTGTCATTTTAGTGCTTTAGGGAAGGGAAATTCAGGTTTTGAGATCTCGGTCATAAACACGACACGCGGCTGCGCGGACCCTGTGAGGCAACGGGTCTCAAGGAGACTTCCTACGGGGTGGGGGGGGCTATGCCGCAATCCTTGCATGTTTACGTCGGTTGTCTGTGCGCCACAGCGGCTGCAGATTGGTGTAGTGAAAGCAGGCGCGCTGTTGTTCTGGCACGGATAGATCGAACGAGGCGCATGGCTTGCGGTGATCCACTTCCCAGTCGCCGTAGTTGTCCCACGACATACCGTCAATGAACAGCAACTCCATGTGCGCCTTGAACTGCCCTATTGAGCAACCAATTAGTTCGACTGTTGATGCGTACTTCTCGCCACCATCACGTTTGATGCAGTGGGATATACGGGCACGAAGGATCTTGCGCATATATTCATCGCTGCCCTTCGATAGTTTGAGCCAGCGCTTGCGAGATTGAGCAGCAGCATATGCCTTGCTCTGTTCGTGGTTGGCGTAGTAACGCTCCATCTGTGTCATCTGCTTTGCCTTTGGTTTTGTAGCACGTTCAGCAG